TTGTATTGTACTGAAATGTATTAGAATGTATGCTCCATTGTGTGCTAATGTATTCTTCAGTGATGCTTTTCAGCCCCACACTTCACAGTTCTTCGCAGTCTCTCCACAGTCTCTCTGATGTTCCACGTGAAACAATGCAGCTATGTTACTACTAAGTAACTTCGTAGGCGCTTCGAAGGCGAGGCTATTGAATGACTGTTCAGTGGCTGTTCAGTGGCTGTTCAGTGGCTGTTCAGTGGCTGGAGGGACTTGATAGGGGGGGTGGGGAGTGGCTTTGGAGTTGTCTATGTAGGATCACTATAGCCTTACAAAAAAGTAAAACTAGAAAGGTACTATAGCATTACAAAAAAGTAAAGCTAAATAGAAATAATTAGGGACAGACCAATACAGGAATTATACAAAATAATCAACATATTAGTTAATGAGAATGATTCTTATTTAGAAGACTAAAAAGGCGGCTGCGGAGGGAAGAACTCTAGAGCCCCGCCTATACAGAACTATAGAGATCACCCTATTGGTGTATAACAACAAATATATTTTAATTATTTAGCTAAATCTATTGACATTGACAAAGAAGTATGTTATAATACCTATATAGTTACAGAGAAACTAAGGAGTCTATGTACTAAGGAGTCTAAGCAACTCACTATAAGTTAATTTAGATTATAACTTAATTATTATACTTAGTATAACTAAGTTATAATTTAATTATAATACTTAGTATATACTTAGTATATTATATAGAAATAATTATAAAAAGAATAACTATAACAAGACTATATAGAGGGTTTGATGGAAAAAGAAGATGTTGTTATAAACTCTGAGGATTGTTTAAAACCCGTTAAGGGTAAAAAGGGACGTCCGAGGAAAGCAGTTATTGAAGCCGCTAAGAATCGCAATAAGGGTGTTGTAGGAAGACCAAAGGGCGACAACAGTAGGATTGCTGAGTTCAAAGCTCGTTTGATGGGCACTGCTGGTGATAAGATTATGACAACGCTTATCAACAAAGCTCTGAACGATGAAGACAAAGATCAGATGGCAGCTCTGAAGTTGTGTGTTGATAGGTTGTTACCAATGAGTGCTTTTGAGGCTAAGAAGAATAATAATATGATGCCTCAGATATCAATCAACATAACTGGAATCAATGAACCTGAAGTTGTTGGTGAAATGATTGAAGCTGAAGATGTTGATTACATTGTAGAGGAAGACGATGAAGGACAGTAAATTAACTAAAGCAGGTGTTTCAGGTTATAACAAGCCTAAGAGAACTCCTTCTCATCCAACTAAGAGTCATGTTGTTGTAGCCAAAGAAGGTGACACTACAAAGACAATTAGGTTTGGACAACAGGGTGTTAGTGGTTCTCCTGAAGGTACTGCTAGGAATAAAGCCTTCAAAGCTAGACACGCTAGTAATATCTCTAAAGGCAAGATGAGTGCTGCTTACTGGGCAGATAAGGTAAAGTGGTAATATGACAACTCTAAACTTTAAACTCTTGTCTTGGCAAAAGAAAGTCTTTGCTGACACAACTAGGTTTAAAGTTGTTGCAGCAGGTAGACGTTGTGGTAAATCAAGACTTGCTGCTGTGACACTTCTAATCAATGCTTTAGAGTGTCCTGAAGGCTCTGCTGTAATGTATGTAGCTCCAACATTAGGTCAAGCTCGTTCCATTATATGGGACTTGTTGAACGATCTAGGTAGACCTATTATTAAGTCTGCTCACATTAATAACTTAGAAATCACATTGACTAACGGTAGAAAGATACTTGTTAGAGGTGCCGATAATCCAGATAGTCTCCGAGGTGTTTCATTAACTTATTTGGTTATGGACGAAGTTGCCTTTATCAAGTTAGACGTTTGGGAGAAAATCCTTCGAGCTTCCTTGTCTGACAAAAAAGGTAAAGCCTTATTCATCTCTACACCGTCAGGTCGTAATTGGTTCTATGATATATTTTCTTTAGGACAAGAAGAAACTGATGAAGAGTGGAAGTCATGGCATTTCACCACCAAGGACAATGAAACCATTGACCCTAAAGAGGTTGATGCAGCTAAGAGAACACTATCAACATTCAGTTTTAAACAAGAGTATGAAGCCTCGTTTGACAACGCTGGTTCTGACTTGTTTAAAGAACAATGGTTAAAGTATGGTGATGAACCTACTACTGGTTCTTATTACATTGCTGTAGACTTGGCAGGGTTTGAAGACGTAGCTAAGAGTGTTACCTCTGCTGTAAAGAACAGACTTGACCAAACTGCTATTGCTGTTGTTAAGGTGCATGAAAAAGGTTGGTGGGTTAAAGAGATTGAGTATGGTCGCTGGGACGTTAGAGAAACTGCTGTAAAGATTCTAAATGCTGCTAGGAAGTGTAAGACTACTTGTTTAGGTATTGAGAAGGGTGCATTGAAGAATGCTGTAATGCCTTACCTTAATGACCTGATGAGACGTAACGGAGTATATCCTCGTATTGAAGAACTGACTCATGGTAATCGTAAGAAGACTGATAGGGTTATGTGGTCACTACAGGGACGCTTTGAACACGGTAGAATTGTACTTAACAAAGATGGCGACTGGAAGACATTTACTGACCAATACTTAATGTTTCCTCATCCACAAGTGCATGATGACTTGTTAGATGCTTTAGCTTACATTGACCAAATAGCTTCTACTCCATTTGATAATTCAGATTACGAAGATGATGAGTGGGAACCTTTAGACATAATTGTAGGGTTTTGATGAAAACTTGTATTAGATGTGGTTTAAATAAAGAACTGTCTTTTTTTCATAAACATAAAGGGATGAAAGACGGACATCTTAATAAATGCTCTAGTTGTGTTGTTGAATGTGTTGATGAATGGCGTAAAAATAATATAGACTGTCGAAAAAAAGAACATATCAAAAAAATTGAAAAGTACGGTTTGCGTACTAGACAAGAGTATTTTAATGATCGTCTTGAAAAACAAATTGGTAGAAAAGCATCTGCTAAAAAATATGCTCACAAACGAAGACTTCAAGTTTCTAATACTTTAAACGAATTTGATACTTTTGTGTGGCAAGAAGCTCATTTACTTTCTGAATTGCGGTCTTCTATTATTGGTGGTGATTGGCATATTGACCATATCATTCCTATAAATCACAAAGAAGCCTGTGGTCTTCATAATGGATTTAATCTACAAGTAGTCCCTGCTGTATGGAATATGCAAAAGGGTAATAGAAATATGAATAAATGGATGGACAGTAACAATGAGAATTGAAACAGAAGACAAAGAAGATACTGGGACTGATTCAGATTTAGTATCTTTTGTTATGAACAGAGTTGATCGCTATACAGATCACCGTGATAGTCTCTATGCAGAGCGTTGGGACGAGTACGAAAGACTCTGGCGTGGTATCTGGAGCGAGGAAGATAAAGTCAGAGACTCTGAGCGTAGTCGTCTTATTAGCCCTGCTCTCCAGCAAGCTATTGAGACTCGCCAATCAGAAATCTCTGAAGCTGTGTTTGGTAAAGGTGAATTCTTTGATGTTGTAGGTGACCCTGAAACATCTATTATTGTCCGTAACAAACTTCACGAGAGTTTTAAGAAGGACAAGATTCGCAAGTCAATAGAACATATTGTTTTGATGGCTGAAGTATTTGGTACTGGTATTGGTGAAATTGTTGTTTCTGAAGTGTTGGAGAAAACACCAGAATCAAGACCAATGGAGATGACTGACCTTGTAGCTGTTGGTGTTACTGAAGATACTCGTTTTAAAGTAACTCTTAAACCAATTCATCCTCGTAACTTCTTTATTGACCCTAACGCTACTTCAGTTGAAGATGCTTTTGGTTGTGGTTCTGAAGAGTTTGTTTCAATCCACAAAGTTGTTAAGATGATTGACGAAGGTGTTTATCGTCAAGTAGAAATTACTCCGATGGGTGACGATACTCGACTTGCACCAACTCAGGAAACTATTGAGTATTCTGATGACAAAGTAAAGCTTGTTAAATACTTTGGTCTTGTTCCTTCTAAGCTTATTGATAGCGTTGATATGGACGCTGATGAAGCCTATGAGGACTTGTTTGGTGAGGATGAGGGTAGACTATACGATGAACAGTATGATGACCTTGTAGAGGCTATTGTAGTCATTGGTAACGATTCTGTACTGCTTAAGGTAGAACGTAGTCCTTACATGATGAGTGATCGTCCTATTGTAGCTTATCAGAGCGATGTAATGCCTAATAGGTTCTGGGGTCGTGGCACTGCTGAAAAAGCCTACAATATGCAGAAGGCTATTGATGCTCAACTGCGTAGTCACTTTGACAACCTAGCTCTTACCACAGCCCCTATGATGGCTATGGATGCCTCTAGGATGCCTCGTGGCATGAAGTTTGAAGTACGTGCAGGTAAATCTATTCTGACTAATGGTAACCCAGCAGAGATTCTGATGCCGTTTAAGTTTGGACAAGTAGACCCTGCTAACTATCAGACTGTTCAAGACCTTGAGCGTATGCTTTTGATGGCAACTGGTACTGTTGATTCAGCAGGAATGCCTAGTGCTGTTAGTGGTGATGCACGTTCAGGCGCAATGTCAATGGCTTTGTCTTCTATTATTAAGAAGAATAAGAGAACTCTTGTTAATTTTCAAGAAGATTTCTTGATTCCATTGGTTCAGAAGTCTGCTTATCGGTATATGCAGTTTGACCCTAAGAATTTCCCTGCTAAAAACTTTAACTTTATACCAATTAGTACAATGGGTATCATGGCTAGAGAGTATGAACAGCAGCAATTCATTGGTTTGTTGCAGACACTTGGCCCAGATAGTCCAATTACTCCATTAGTTCTTAAGGGAATCATTTCTAACTCTTCATTGTCTAACAAAGAAGAATTAGAACAATCTCTTACTCAGATGTCTCAGCCTAATCCACAACAACAACAGATGCAACAAGCTCAAGCACAGATGCAATTGGCTCAAGTTGAAGCCCAAACTGCTGTCTTCAAAGCTCAAGCTGCTGAACTTAATGCTAAAGCTGCTCAAAACATTGCAAATGCTCAGAAATTGGCGATGGAAACTGATTTGTTACCTCAGAAAATGAAGATTGAGGAAATCAAAGCAATTAATACTAATCTTCCAGACTCTGAAGAAGACAAAGCTTTCGAGAAACGTATAAAGATAGCTGAATTGTTGATTAAAGAAGAGAATGTTAAGAACTATACTAAGAAATTAGATATGCAAGATAGGCATGAACAGTCTCGTTTAGATGTTGAACGTGCAAAACTCTATAATGTTAAGGAATAATAATGGTAACTAGAAGTTCAATACACGTTCCCTTTGTTGGGGATGGTCAGTACCACAATACTGCAACAGTGTTGGTAAACAAGGACGGCACAGAATATGAAATACCTATTTTTGCTCTTGGCGATCCTAATAATGCTGATTCTATGGTTGGTATTACCAATAATCGCTTGGACACTCGTTATCTATCAAGTGTTACAGATTCTATTGCAATCACAGGATCAGTAACCACTTCAGGTAGCGTTGCAGTAACATCGTTGCCTGCTATTGGAATCACTAACACTAGCTTTAACGTTACTAACCTGACAGGCACACCATTCTATAATGCAGGTACTGGTGGTGGTACAGTGGCTCTGACAGGCGGTAAGAAGCTCTTGGGTGTCACTGCGTATGCTAAAGGTGCTGATGGTACCATGACTATCAATGGAGGCGATACAATCACTATCCGTAGTGGTCTTACCCTCTCCTTCTCCCCTCTCGGTAACTATGTAAACCCTACTATTGTGTTCTCTGCTGCTATTGATTATATTGTAGAAGGAGTGTCATAATGCCAGTACGCTTCCTTGGAGGCGGTGGGGGAGGGGGCACTGATGTTCGTACTATCATTGCAGCCCCTACCCTAACTACCGTTACTGCAACAACAGAAACACCAACGTGTGTTTGGGCTATACCTGCTAATTACTTGTTAGCTAAGGATAGTGTGTTCATTAGTTTAGCGGGTACAACGGCACTTGCTACAAATACAAACAGACCTATTTATAGAGTACGTATAGGTGCTACAGGAACCACAGCAGATACATTATTGTTTAGTACAATGTTAGATACAACTAGTTTGTATGCTGGTGTTACAAATGCAAATGTGCTTCTTGAAAATCTTATTTATTTTCCAACAATAGGGGCAAGTGGTGCTTGTGTTTCTTGCGGTAAAGTAAATAACTATAATAATGATAACGGTAAAGACATAACAGCAGCTAATGGAACTAATCAAACAAATAAAACAGTAGACACTACAGCAATTTTGTATATTTCAGTTAGTGTGTTTTTTGCGGCTGCTGGTAATACATTTACTCCTGAAGTTCCTTTTATTTCTTTCTCTCTTTAAGGATATACTATGCCAGTTCAATTCTTAAGTGGTGGAGGTGGTACTTCTGATGTGCGACAGATATTTGGCAATCCTGTTTTAGCAGATTGTTATTTTATAGGTTCTTCAGGTACTGGTGGACAACCTGCTAATCAGGTAGCTATTAAATGGACAATTCCTGCTAATTACTTACAAGTTAATGATTGCTTATGTTTTGCTACTCTTATTAAACGATTAGCAGGCGGCACAACTCAAGGAACTACTTGCTTTACAACAATTCAAATTAGACTAGGTACTACTGGTACTATTACAGATACTTTGGTTGCTCAGTTAGTACCGCAAATACCATTTGGAACTAATACACCAGAAGCTGCTGTTTTTGCTAAAGGTTTAATTAATGTTACCTCCATTGGCGCTAGTGGTACTTGTATTGCTAATGCTAACGGGTTAAGCCCTTATGGTAGTGTTGCTGGGTTTACAAACGGTGGCTCTAAAACAATAGATACAACATCTACTTTGTACTTAACTGTTTGTTTAAGTGTTACTATAGGTGGAAATACTTATAATGTAACTTTGTCGCCTTCTGGTTCTGCTCTTTGTGTTAGTTTTTAAGGATATACTATGCCAGTTCAATTTATAGGAGGCAGTTCAGGAGGTACTACAGATGTCAGAACAACATTTGCAGCACCTGTTCTAAATGATGCCTTAGCAAATACAACAACTATTGTTGCTCAGTATGAAATACCTGCCAATTACTTAACAACTAACGATTTACTTAATATAAAGTACATTGCTCAATTTAGCTCTGGAAATTCCGGTGTAGTTCCTATAAATTTTTATTTAGGTTCTACAGGAACAACATCAGATACTTTAATAACTGTAGATTCTGTAAGTATTCCTGTTTATCGCCTTGCTGCTAGTAATTATGGTCAGGTGTACTTAAACGCTTCTATTTACTTTTATTCTGTTGGGGCTAGTGGTTTAGCTACTGCACGTTTTGATAGCACTACTAAAACATCATCAACAACAGGCGGTATAAGTATCACATACGGTTTAAATACTAATAATGCAACAGTGGATACTACACAAAAACTTTATATATCATTAGTTGCTGTTACACCAACAACGGCTGCTATTGACACTTTAGGTTCCTATATTAGCGTAGGTTATTGACAAAACATAATAAGTATGATATAATACACATTATTATAAAATATAATGTAAGAGGTAACATGAATAAGAAGTTAGAAGTTTATTACGAAAATCAGTTTGAAGTATTTTTAAAACAAGGGTGGAAAGATTTTATGGAGGACATTAAAAACCTTCAGTCCACTATGACAATAGATTCAGTAACTAATGAGCAAGAACTATACTTCCGCAAGGGGCAAAAGGATATTCTCTCATGGCTACTGTCTCGTGAATCATTTCATTCAGACGCTTACGAGCAACTTCTTAAGGAGGAAGACGAGTATGCGGAGGATGTATGAATTTCAATGTAACGAAGGGCACATTACAGAACGGCTATGTCGATTCGAAGACATAACGACAACCTGTAGTACCTGTTCTCAGGCTGCTGAGAGAATCATCTCAACCCCTCAGATTTCTCTAGAGGGTGTGTCCGGTGATTTTCCGGGGGCTAAATTTAAATGGGAACAAAAACACAAACAACATTTGAAGCGTAATGCTTCTTAATCCTACAATCGTTGATACGACAGGAGAAATATAACATGGCTGAATTTTTTGAACTTAATGATGATATTGAAGGTACTGATGACTTGCCTGAGATTGCCACTACAAAGGTGGACAACATTCCAGATGAGCTAGACGACCTGCCTGAGAAGTATCGTAACAAATCTGCTAAAGACCTAGCACGTATGCACCAAGAAGCTGAGAAGCTAATTGGGAAGCAAGCGCAGGAAGTAGGTGAGGTACGAAAACTTGCAGATGAACTCATCAAAAAACAACTCAATACTACGCCAGTACAACAAAAACAGGTAGAGTTAGAACTAGACGATACCGATTTCTTTGTAGACCCTAAAGCAGCAATTTCAAAAGCTATCTCTCAACATCCTTCGATTGTTGAAGCTAGAGATTCGGCAGAACGAATGAAAAGGATGGAAGCTCAAAAGACTGTAGCTACTCTGCATCCAGACTTTCAAGAACTCGTTTCTGACCCTAACTTTGTTGATTGGGTTCAATCCTCCAAAATCAGAACACAGTTGTATCATCAAGCTGATGCTTACGATGCTGATGCTGCCAATGAATTGTTTTCGACCTATAAAGAACTAAAAGGCGTTAAACAGAAACAAGCAGAAACTGAACTTGGAACACAAAGAAATAAAGCACTGAAGGCTGCTGATACTGGTAACGGTGTTGCAACCACAAGTGAACGGTCTAAGAAGGTTTATAGACGAGCCGATATTATCCGTTTGATGAACACTGACCCACAACGCTATGCTGCTTTGCAAGATGAAATCATGTTAGCATATAGTGAAAATCGGGTTAAATAAAATTGTATAAATTAAGGAGCTTTAAAAATGGCATCATTTGACGTAACAAGCAGTAACACAGTAACAAAAACCCGTGCCGATAAATTCATTCCAGAAATCTGGAGTGATGAGATCATTGCCGCATACCAGAAATCACTGGTTATGGCTCCACTGGTCATGAAGATGAATGTTAAAGGCAAGAAAGGTGACACCATTCACGTTCCTAAGCCTCTGCGTGGTTCTGCTAACGTAAAAGCAGCCGCTACTCAGGTAACAATCCAGTCTTCAGTGGAAGAAGAAGTCTTGGTTAGCATTGACCAACACTATGAGTACAGCCGCTTCATCGAAGACATCGTTGAGACTCAGGCTCTGGGTTCACTGCGTCAGTTCTACACTGCCGATGCTGGTTATGCACTGGCTAAGCGTATTGACACTGACCTGTTGGCTCTGGGTAAGTCTCTGGGTGACGGTGATGGTACTGACTTCACACACAGCCGTTCTTTCACATTCACTTCTACTGGTCTGACAGCCTTCACTGGTACCAACGAAGCTGCCTTCACTGATGCTGGTTTCCGTGCCGCTATTCAGTTGTTGGACGATTCTGACGTGCCTATGGAGAATCGCTACTTCGTGATTCCTCCAAGCCTGAAGAACACTCTGTTGGGTACAGACCGTTATGTGTCTGACTCTTTCGTTGGTGAGGCTGGTGGCGGTGGTATCCGTAACGGTCGTATCGGTAACATCTACGGTGTTGAAGTGTATGTTTCTACAAACGTACCTACTGCTGCTTCTGGTGACAAAGCTGCTATGCTGTTCCACAAAGACGCTTTTGTATTGGCAGAGCAAATGGCTGTTCGTTCACAAGTTCAGTACAAACAAGAGTTCTTGTCTACTCTGTTCACTGCTGACACTCTGTACGGTGTTAAGACAGTGCGTAGCGATGCAGGTGTTGTATTGGCTGTACCTGCCTAAGCTTAGGTAGTTAGTTTCACGGAAGCCCTTCGGGGCTTTCTATCTTTTAATAAGCTTTATTTAGAGTTTATCACAAGATAATATAAAGGATATTATGTCAAATTATACAAAGTTTACTAACTTTACTGTTAAAGACTCTTTAGCTTCTGGTAATCCTAGTAAAGTTATTAAAGGTGCTGAGTTCGATACTGAGTTTGATGCTATTGCTGCTGCTATCGCTACTAAGGCTGACACAACCGCTTTTGATGCTACTAACGCTAGTAACCTAACTACAGGTCTTGTTGCAGTTGCTGTAGGCGGTACTAATAGTACATCTATTCCGGTAGCAGGTGCTGTTCCATACGGTACAGGAAGTGCCTATGCCTTTACAGACCCTCCTACCGCTGCTAATCAGGTTTTAACATCCACAGGAACCAATACAGAGCCTATCTGGGTAGACCCTAACAGTCTTATCACTGGTGGCGGTGGCGGTGGTGGTGGTTCTTCAACATCTGCCCGCACAGTAACACCTCCAGTGTTATCTAACATGACAGGAACTACAGAAGCTGTTGTAACTAGGTGGACAATTCCTGCTAACTTCCTAGTTGCTGGTGATGCTCTAAAGTTCTCTACTTTTGGTCTTGGTGTTAATAACACAAGTATTGCTTGCACTGTTCGCATTAGAGTAGGAACAACAGGGACAACTTCTGATACTGTAGTCTGGTCTGATACCTATGATCTCTCACCATCATCTACAACAGCTTCGATGTATTCTGACCATATATTGTATACCAACTCTATTGGTACTTCTGGTCAATTAGGTGTTGGTGGTGCTATCTTTGTTGGTGTGTTTGGTACTAGCACATTGAACTTTACAAGTTCTTATTCAACATTAGACACTACTGTTCCTCTGTATATCTCTATCACCTTCCAACCTGCTTCTGGCTCCACTACAGGATTTACTCCTAGAGGTGCTTTCTTGTCAGTAGCTAGTCACGCTTAAGGTGCTCTATGAGTTTACTAAGTCTTATACCTGTAGTTACTGAAATACTAGACAGGGTACTACCGGATGCTAAACAAGCTGACCAAGTTAAGCTAGAGATGCTTAGAATGGCTCAGGATAGCGATTTAAAGGCTCTCCAAGCCTCTGTTGATCTTGCTAAGGGTCAGATAGAGATAAACAAGGTGGAAGCCTCTACAGACCTTTTTAGAGGTGGTTGGCGACCTGCCGCAGGGTGGGTTTGTGTAGTCAGTCTGTTTTATAACTTCATTCTACAGCCCTTTATACCGTGGTGTATGACGTTGCTAGGCAAGTCAGTACCTCCGCTACCCCCTATGGATTCTGAGACCTTGTATGCCCTTCTAACGGGCTTGTTAGGGCTTGGTGGTTTGAGGACGTTTGAACGAACAAGGGGGAAGGTATAATGGCGAGGTCTTTAGAGGATTTAGACATCCAAGTGCACATAGCAACTGCATTGGGAGAAGAAAGGTATAAAGATATTATTTATAGAATCGACCGCTTAGAGGGCTTGATGCTCAAGGGTGGTGGTGTTTTGGTACTAGGTATGGCAAGCATTTTAACTAAACTATTGATTGGAGCATGACAATGAAAAAAGGTAACCTTCCAGCAGGTGCAAAGTCTAAACAAGGCGCACTTCCAGCAAACAAGATGACAGGTAAAACACCTGCTGTTCCTAAAGCAGCCATGACAGGCTCATCAACTCGTCAGGGTATGTCTAAGCCTAAATAAATTGGGTTAATCACTTGACACTGTAGATATATTTCAGTATAATATATCTCTATAGGGACTAGGTAGTATCTACATACTACTTAGTCTTTAGAGGAACTTAGTATATACTTTATTAAAATAAACTATAATATATATACTAAGTAACTCTAAAGAGAGACTAAATAGTTTAAAGGGGGAACAATGAATTTTTTAGGACTAGTAAATGAAGTTCTTATTCGGTTAAGAGAACAACAAGTAGACTCAGTTAATCTTACTGAATACTCAACTCTTATTGGTAGGTTTGTTAATGAAGCTAAACGTGAAGTTGAAGATGCACATAATTGGTCAGTGTTACATAAAAACATTAACATAACTGCTACTAATCCTACTGTAAACTATACTTTAGGTAACTCTAATAATAGAACACGTATTGATTATTGTTATAACTCCACTAAAAAGTGGATGCTACAGAATCTTAATAGAATTGAGATGGCTAGCATGGCAGACATTAACTATACACCATCAACTAATGATGTTATATACTACAGCATTGATGGACGTAATAGTAACGGTAATATCAAGATTAAAGTATATCCTATTCCGATATCTACACAGACATTAACATTTAAATGTATTGTTCCTCAAAACAATCTTGTTGCTAACACTGATGTGATGTTTGTTCCTGAAGAACCTGTTATACTTAATGCTTATTTGAGAGCAATTAGTGAACGTGGAGAGGACAATGGGCGTCTAAGTGATATGCAGAGTGCTCAGTACACTAGATCATTGCAAGATCACATTGCTATTGATAAAAACTACAACGATTCAGATACACTTTGGAGTGCTGTATGAGTGACCAATTAATGACAGAGAGTGTTTTAGCTCCTGCTTTTTATGGTCTAAATACTCAAGAAGCATTAGTTACAACAAGTAACAACTTTGCTTTAGTTCTCGAAAATGCTATTATAGATGCTAATGGTAGAGTTTCTGCCCGTAAGGGAATACAGAGAATAAACAGTTTAGCCTATACAGACCCTATTGGTTGTATTACAGAGTCTGTTTCTACTACTGGATTAAGAAAGTTACTCACAGTTTCTTTTAAGAAGTTCTATGAAGGAAGCAGCAGTAATACACTGTTGTTTACACATCCAAATACACCTGCTAATAACTGGCAAGCAGCTAACTTAAACAATCACACTTATTTCTTTCAACGTGGTGAAAAGCCTGTGTTGTATGTAGCTGCAACTAACACTGCTGAGTTAGTAGAGACTCATGTACATACTTCTGGAACTGTTCCTAAAGGTAATACAGCATTGGGGGCTTTCGGTAGATTGTGGGTTGCTGACACTGATGTAGATAGATGTACCCTTCATTATTCAGATACACTGATTGGTCATAAATGGTCTGGCGGTAGTTCTGGCTTTATTGACCTAACAACGGTGTTTCCTAATGGAGGTGACGAAATTGTTTCTCTTGCTTCCTTTAATAACCGCTTGGTTATATTTGCTCGAAAATCCATTATTTTCTATTCAGGTGCGGATGATCCTACGACTATGGTTGTTGAGGATTCTCTTGACGAACTTGGATGTATAGCTAGAGACTCTGTAGTAGAAATAGGTAACGATATTGTATTTCTTTCTTCTTCAGGTCTAAAGAGTCTTAGTAGGGTTGTTCAGGAACGAAGTAACCCCCTAGGAGACTTATCTCTCAATGTAAAAGACGCTTTTGTTAATGATATTCTCTCTCAAAACACTGATAATATCAGAGCTACTTATGCTGAAAAAGACAACTTTTACCTGATTAGTTTACCTTCTATTAACAGAGTATGGTGCTTTGATACTAGACAGAAACTAGAGAATGGTGCCTTAAGAGCTTCTGTATGGACAGGCTTTAAAGCAGTTTCAGTGTTTGCTAATACAGCAGGTACTATTTACATTGGAGAAAGTAATAATGAGCTTGTTTATTATACTGGTTATAATGATAGGGGTAGTTCTTATGAGTTTTCGTACCTAAGTAATCATTTCTCTGGTGGCGATACTAATATAACTAAGATACTTAAAAAGCTAACATTGTTGATTGTTGGTGGTACTGAACACATGGTAGTTAAGGTAGGTACTAACTTTAGTAGCACTACAACAGACAGAATAGCTAGTATTAAAGCAGATTCTGAATCATCACAATATAACATTGCAGAGTTTAATGTAGGTAAGTTTAACTCTAGTTTCTCTAATCAGAGAATTGAAATGAATATCGGTGGTACTGGTTCTGTGTATCAAATTGGTATTAATGCTACTATTTTGAATTCTCCATTCAGTCTGCAACAGATGGTTATAAAGTTTAAAAAAGGTAAGTTGTTCTGATAGGGATAAAAGATGGCTGTTGAAAAGATTAATTATGGAGGCGGTCTAATTGAAACTAAGAAGACCGTTAAAGACCCACTTACCAATTTAGATACCAGTACATCAACTTATACTTACGGCAACAAACCAGTAACTAAAGATAATGTACTTACTTTAATGTCTAGCGGTATTACTGTCCCCGCAGATGTAGTATTCTCTGTAGGTCTTGGTGGTGAGAACGATTACATGTTCGCACATAAGAACTCACCCGCCAGAGACGCTATGAAGTCTCAGTTTGACTCTTTATATGGTACTAAGGGACAACGAGAGATAGCATATCAGTTCGCTAATGCCTCTGGAGTTTCCCCTGCTGATATGGACAGGATAGCAGGTCAGAAGTTTGCAGAGGAACTAAAGAGCGGTACATACAGTGTTTATGATCCTAAGAGTGTTTCAGCTATTGGTAACCACGCTTTAGATTATATTCAGTATCGCTCTAAAGTTCCTATTCCAACAGAAGCCAGAACAGCATTAGATAGTTATAACCAAGAAGTATTTAAACTAACTCAGATACCTCATCCTAAAAGATCAGGCTTCATTAAACAGATAGTCTCTGACATTGCTGGTTTTGCTACTGAAGCTTCTAGTAACGTTGCAGGTGCTCTTGGTTTAGATAAGTATTCATCAGCTATCTTAACAGCAGGTTTAACAGCTCTTGGTGTTCCTCCTAACATTGCAGCAGGGTTGGCAGCAGCGGCTCCTGCAATGGCTGCTGGTGAGTTCGGAGATGCCTTAAAGAGTGCTGGTGTAGGCTTTGCAGCAGGACAGGCAGGACAAGCAGCAGGTCGTCTTCTAACAGGTGCTACAGGTAATGCAGTAGTTGATAAGTTTTTATCTAATGCTGCTGGAGGTGCTGTAGCAGGTGGCACAGCGGCTTTACTAACTAATAAGAATTTTGGTCAGGGTCTTGCAGGTGGTCTTGTAACAGCAGGTGTTAATTCATTTGCTACTAATGCTGCTAATAGACTCTATGGTGTGTTCAATCAAACTTTACAAGACCTCGGTGGCGACAGAATACAAAAAACCGATGCTTACAATCTTGCTTCAGAATATGGTATTGATCTGAGCGGTTTAGCTGAAAAAGGTTTTAAAGAGTTTTTATCAACAGAGATTAAAGATGTTATTAAACCTTTAGTAACTTCTGTTACTGGTACGGGAACAACTCAAACAGGTACTTCTAACCCACTAACACAATCACCAACCAATACCACAGTAAATCCATTAACACAACCTCCAACGGAGATAGGAACAACAATGACAGGGACTACTACAGATTATATGGGGCTGGCAGGTAATTTACTTTCAGGTCAATCAGCAATAAATAACCTTAATCAATTATCTAGGGATGTTGGTGGTTTATACAGCGCAGCAGCCGCACCGTTAAACAGACCATTCACAGCTTACAATGTAACTTCAGGCGCAGGTACCACCAATGTAGCCGGTAATCAAATTACATCAACACTCAGTCCTGAACAGCAAGCACTGGCTAACCTAGCCCCCGCAGCAGCAGGTATGTTTGGTGATGTTAATATCCCGGGAGTCACAGGTGTTCGTGATGCAGCTATGGCGGGTGCACAGAGCTTTATGCAGCAAGCACAGGGCTTTAATCCACAACAAGCAGCACAGCAAGAGTATGAAGCTCTGCAAGCCCTCTATGCCCCTTCTAGGGAGCGTGAGGCACTGTCTTTAGAGAACAGGCTACGTGCTCAGGGTAGACTGGGTGCTAGTGACAACCCTGCCCTTCGTCAGATGTATGAAGCACAATCTCAGCAAGACTTGGCAGCAGCTATTCAGTCTCGGAACCTTGGTTTCCAACGACAGCAAGAACTACAAACTCTTGGTCAAGGTATGTTCACCACAGGTTCGCAGGCTGCACAGTTGCCTACAACTATTCAGGGTCAGAGAGCTACTATTGGTCAAGGCATGGCAACTACTTCACAATTGCCGTATAATACACTTAATCAACAACAACAAACCACTAACCAATTGGCACAAGCACGAAGCGGCTTTGAAACTTCAATGCTTGGGAACGCAGCAGAGATACAAGCTCAAGGTGCACGCACACAAGCTGAAATTGGTACTAAAGCTGTTGAGTTGGAGAACCAACGTAATTCAGCAGTTATTGAAGGTATGTTTGGTTCTGGTCTTGCTTCTGGAGTAACAGCAGGTGCAGCTCGTTCTGGTTTAGCGCAGACAGCTAACGTCCTAGTTAATCAAGGTGTGAATGCTGCCATTAGTTGGGTTAAGTCATTATTCCCTAACGCAAGTGCTGATCAAGTTACTGAGTATTTGAATTCTGTTCAGGGTATGGATGCTCCAGCAGTAGATCAAGCAGACTATGAAGCATGGGCAGCAGAACAGTAAACAACCAATAAAGGGGTAATGAATGGAAGGTTTATTTAGTGGTCTTACACCACAACAAGTAATGGAACAAGAAAGACAAGCTCGTAGTGGTCTTAATCTCAGTTTAGCTCGCTCAGCAGACCCTTTAGCAGGTACTTTGTTTAGAGGTGCAGAGACTGCTGATGCTCTTAGAATGAATGTTGCTGACATATTTGGCAACCCTATGCCAGAGAGCGCAGCAGTTAAAGCAGCTAAGGAACAAGAAGGGTTTCGTAATGAAATAGCTAGAATGATGCAAGAAGGGGTTGCGTCAGGGGAACCTAGAGAGGTTACAGCTAAGAAGATTCAAAGTTTCTTGTTGTCTAAAGGCAAAGTAGCAGAAGCTGAACAGATGAGAGCACAGGGAATTACGGAATCTCAAATGGCTTCTAAGTCTACTGCTGAAATTGGTTTAAAAGAGGCTCAAACAACAGCAGCATTAGCAGCCGCTAATGCATCCGAAGCAGCAGCCAATAGAGAGAAATCTATTAATTATGGAGTTGATAACGAATCGTATTCTAAAGAATACTTTGGTAAAGACTTTAAGGATTTAACTCCACAGGAAGCAGGAAAAGTTAATAGAGCAGTGGAAGCAATGAAAAATGCTAATGCTTCAGCAAATAGAAGTATAACTACTTTTGTTACAGACCAAGACCCCACTAAACCAATAAATGCTGTTAAGTCTGTATTTAGTGAACCACAACCTGTTAAAGAAACTATTAAAGTTGGTAATGCAGCAACAAAAGCAATGACACTATTAAATAGTAATAGAGCTTTTGACCAAACAATGGCTGAACAGGTTATCGCTTCATTATTTGGTGATAGTGAAACTTCTAAATCAGAATTAGCTCGAATAATAAATTCAGGTGATCTTGCAACATCAGTAGCTAATAAAGTTACAAGGTTTATTTCAGGGGTTCCTACTGAATTTACTAAAGAAGAAATGAAGCAAGCAGTAACTGCTGTGTATAAACACCAAGAGAAAGCCTTTAACGGACTAACATCACTAGGTGCTAATATGTTGAAGAAGGCGGGTATTACTGATTTGCCAACTTATGCTAATTCTACAGGTGCAGGTGACTTGTTTACTCAAAAAACACCAAGCGTTGTTTTTAAGCAGCCAGAAGAAGGAACACGCCAACGTCCCTTTGCTGTTAGGGAACCAACAATACCAGCAGCCCCTATGCCTTCTGGTAATGTCGTTGATTGGGCTTCGTTGCCTTCATTACAACAAAATAATAGATAAGGAATACTATGGCTGACGTTAGAGATGTTAGACTTCCAAACGGAGTTGTTCTTAAGAATGTTCCACTTGCAGTATCACAAGAAGGGGTAAAAAGACAGGCTATCTTGGCAGGGCTGGCAAAAGAGGAGGACTTTGCTTTACCGCCTGCTGAGATGAGAGAAGCAACTTCAGAGTCTTTTAGACAGCCTACTGAAATGAAACCACCTGCGCCTTCCTCTGGTGAGTATTACACACAAGCACTTAAGAAGGGTTTACTTTCCCCTGTTGCTTTAGGCGAAACAGTGTCTGGCTTGACTGGTTTAACTGGTGCTGAGAAGATTCTCAGAGGGGTTAAAGAAGCAGGATACGAGGCTATGGGTGTAAAAGAGTATCGCCCACAAGACCTTGGTCAGCGTATGGCTGGTGGTGCTATGGAAGCTGTTACAGACCCTTTAACCTATACAGGGGTAGGCGCCCTTGTTAAGTTTGGTGGTAAAGTAGTAGGCGCTGCGTTGCCAGTTGTTAAAGCAGGTTTAGAAGGCATGATGGCAGGTACTGGCGGTGTACTGGGCGAGGAAATTGGTACAGGAATAGCAGGCGGTACAGGGGCTACAAGCACCACAGGTGCCATTCTAGGCTCA